ATTTTCTTCAGCATCTTTAACATAAATCTCACCGCTAGATCCGCCTGTATCGAGTGGAGCATATTTAGGAACTAAAGATATCTGATTATTATATTTCCAATTCTCTGCTTCTGAAAATGAAAATAATGTTTTACTGTCATATGCTCCAGCAGTTGGGTTTGCTCCAGCAGAGTACACTCCTATTTCAGAAATCTCATATCTTTCCTCTGTGGGCAATTCTGCTGTTAGCACAACCTTTGCTGTTCCATCATCATCTTTAACAAAGCCACGGGATGTTATTGGTACTCTAAACATCTCAAAATCTAATGATTTTTTTTCTGAATAATTCCCAAAATTTGCATCTGGCTCAAGTGGTGTTGGTCCACACCCTACTGCAATAAATGAAGCATATGCAGGAGACTGACCTACCAAGTACTTAGCAATTATAGACTTACCGTTATTAGTTATCATAGTTATTCCTCCTCATGTATTGTATCACTAAGTACAATTCCCTGCTGAAGAATCTGGACTTCTACCTGCTCTTCTTTACCCATATTGATAACATTAATAATTATATTACCATCCACTGGATCACAGTATACTATTTTACAATTTGGAACCTCATTGCCATCTACGATTGTGTACCCAGTTCCGCAGTCTGGCACCCTATCTCCAAGTTTAATTGGAAAGTTTCTAAAGTAAGATTCTGATGTTTTTTGTAATGCTAAAATATTTTGAGGGTTATATTGAAAAAATATAGAACTTAAATTTTTAATTGGTTTATAAATAACATCTTGTCCATTAACCAAATCACTTCTAGATATATTAATTAGTTCGTGTCCGCCTATATCTTCAAATACTAGGTCTGTCATTATTTCAATAGGCACAGATTCATCTGGCATCAATATTAAATCTGAAGTTGCTATCTTAACTGGCTGAACTGTTGGGCTTGGACTACCAGATAGTGGTAGTTGTGGTGTTGGATTGACCATTACATTACCTCGCTTAGATAGACGGTCATTTCAGGTCCGCCTACGTCTTTTGAATATTCCATATAATAAACCACATATCTGGTGTTTTCTATTTTTTCAATATTGTTGTCTGTATATTTAATAGAAACAATGTCGCCTAATTGTATTGTAGGATTATTAAAAATCTTTACCCCCACTGCCTTTCTTGGTTTACTTATTTTAGACATAAGCCATTTCATTAAATTATTTGCATCGTCTTGTGTTTGTATGTAAGACGTAGAAATTGAAAAATCTTTTTTGCCATAGGTCATTCTGCTCAACTTAATATCTTCGTAATCTTTTTTAACTTTAAATGGAGAAATAACAACATCAGACCCATCTATAACTGGATCAGACAACGAACTGTTTTTTGTAAAATAGTCATCCACAGTTAATTCATTATTAGATTGTTGTGTAAATGTTACACCCTGAATTCGTAAATAATTGCCAGTTGTTTCATCTAAACTTAGTGCAGTATCTGTGGCATTAAATATTATAAACTCTGCACCGTACGATCCTGCTCTAAATCCAGACACAGTATATCCTTTAATTCTATTAAAGGTTGGGGACAATTTTGCATACAAGGCTGGATAAGCCTTATCATATTTAATATTAAAGGTTGCAGCCTCTCTCATAATGGTTCCAAACTCTTCAAAGTATATACTATACTTAGGTGGTTGAGAATTACTTATTCCAGATAAGTATGTTCCCTGAACTACACCACTCATAGCATACTTTCTAAAAGACTCTGTGGCATCAATCTCATCGTCAAAAATAGAATTAACTGGAGTGTTTAAAGCAAACTGTGTATTTTGGCTATAGTTATTTGTTAAGGCATATATATTTTCAAACATAACCCTTGAAGACCCACGAACAAAGAGTGCCATATTGTTGTAGACTGGAAGTGGATCTTGATCAACAACTGTGGTCAATAAAGAGCCATTCATATAAATATGGAATCTTCTTGCACTTCCTATGTCTTCGTACTCTACGCCTATGTCATAAACAGTAGGATTCTGTTCTGCTACCATCCTATACTGACCAGTGAACTTTCCATCATCGACAATAATATTTCCTAGGCCCTCCCAAATTTTTACTGGAATAGCATCAGAAGAAGATGAGTCTTTTTTTATTTTGTAAAACATAACATTATGAACATTTTGTTTTTCAAGAGTAGTTATGTTTGCACTACCTAAAGTGCTTAGTTCTAAATAATATCCGTTATTAGTTTCTGGATTTATCATTATGGCCATTCCACCACCGCCACCAGAAATTGTAATATCTTTATCTGGCGTTAGTCCTGGAACAACAAAGTAGTTTGTACTACCATTTGCCGTTTGACCCTTGCTAAACCCGTTCTCTATTTTTCCAATAATTCTCATTCTGGTGCCAAAATGTTTGTATCTATTATCTAATGGTTTATATAAATATGACACAAAGTCTCTTGGCTTATCTGTTACAGAGAAGGCTGGGCCTTGCATTACCAAAGCAGAAGACTGAATTGTTCCAGGCTTTGTTTGCTTAAACTGATTTATATCAGACTCTGCAGTATATGCCGAAGACATAAAATTTCTTATAACGCCCGTTCTAGTAGTCTTTTTTGCAAGTTCAGTATTTTGTCCTGCAGCCCCAACAATAGTTGTTGGTACAGTTAAGTTATTTTCAAACAAATACTTAGACTGCATCATGCAACCACGAACATTGTTATTGTCCATCCAGTATTCTGATAATCCTGCACTATGTGCAGTGATTGCTGTTCCAAACTGACCTCTACCATGTACAGCAACAGATCCGTTTTTTAGTTTTAGAAAACCATTAACTTCTTCGTAGTTAGGAACCGAATATATTCTGACCAATCCAGTTGGGTATATCTTTCCGTTAAATGGAAGATTTGAAAAATAATACTGATACTCTTGATTGCTACTAATCCAAACATTGCCAACTCCAGATACATTGAACTGTACAGCATCATATTTTATTATTTCGCCATTTGAATAAAAGTATCCATTGTATCTGGCTATCCAATAAATGCCTTCACCGAAATCAATAACATTGTTTGTTACTTGTCTATTAACAACTGAAGGAGGCTCTATAGATAAGTCTGAGTTTAATGGAATAGCGGATAGGGTATAACTTGATTGTGATGCCGTTTCTCCATTAATTGATTTTGTATTTTCTGTTCCTGCGACTTCCCATAATAACACTGGCTTATAGATCCAAGATCTTTCCATATCAATCATGCTTGCTTGCTTAATTGTTCCAACAGATCTTTGAATATACCGTTCAGAATAATTAATCTTTCCATCATTATAAACTTTATTTTCCTGCGAAGAAATCTCAACTATGTTTGGCAAAATATCATCCGAAGACTCTTTTTCATTTCCAGAGAAAACTATGTCCGTAGGTCTTTGATCTTGTGTTGGCATTATGTAATCTTTACTCATCATAACAAAATTGTTGTATTCATCAAAGAACATTGCTGTCTGTGTAGATATTGCTAGATTTTGCAAAACCTCAGCAACGCTTGTATCTGGCTCAATATAAAAATATGGAATAATTAACTCTGTTTCTCCGCTTACTCTTTTGAATACATAGTTGGAAAATCCTATAGAGTCAAGCAACATTGATATTGCAGAACTTATTGAGACACGTGTCATTAGTGTTTGTGGAGCGGTTATGTTTTCAAAATAAAAAAACATATCTCTAAGTTCTATAGAGACTGTTTGATCTGTATTATTTATTTGAGGGAATCCATCTGAGTATAATGTTTTTAGTGGAACATAGTAATCCCATCCATCTACATTAAATATAATGTCATAAAATTTAAACTGAATATGTTTATCAATTAAGTTTTTAATTATGCTGTCATTATTATTATAGTTAAAAGCATCATCATAATCAAAAATAGTTATTGATCCTGTAGACGCTAACAACTGACCTACTGGCATTCCACTAATACCTAAGTCAGAAGCATTCTTTTTAATAGAAAAATTTGTAGTCTTATCTGATAAG